GGGGGTTTCTCCTGCATCTTCTGTATCTGCCTCTACTGTAGGTTCTGGCTGTGGTTGTGCTGTTGCTTTAATTTTTGCCACTTCTGCTCTTAGCGTTGCACGTTCGGCTTCAAGCTCCTCATTTCGTAATGCTTCATTATATTTCATAAAGTGCATCATTCTTTCAAATTCAGTGCTTTGATTTATACGCGGTTCAATATTTGTATATACCGCTTCTTCTGGTTGTACTCTTGTTTGATCTAAGTCAGGTAAATTTACAAAAACAGCTGAGCCTTTTTCGGCTTTTATTTGGCAATATGTTGTTTCATTTGCCGTGTATTGTATTTCTGTTTTTCCGTTACTTGTTCCGATTAAAATTGCATCCTGCATTTTTTTTGTAGTCGAAACCCAAACTTCAATATTTGAGTTTGTTGTGAGTTCAAATTTTACATGACGTGGTTTATTTGCGACAAATTCTAATATTTCACCGGCTTGTGCGGGAAACCATTTATTAATTTGTCCGTGTTTAATTCTATTCATTGTTTTTTTCCTTTTTAAATAAAAAAAGCGGGGTAGGGGAGGGCTACCCCGCTGTATATTACTACTCGATACGGGAGGAATCCACTTGAGCAGTAATGGCTTCATAGTCGCTTGTTGCGTCAGCTTCGAGCAACGATGTTCCGAAGACTGTATTGCCTGAAACGTTTATATCCGACATCACCGTAGCGGTGAAACTGTCTGCTACTTGATCTGCAAAGATCTTTTTGTGAAGATCTTTTACCAAGTAGTGGCTTTCTGAGAGGGTAGGGTTGAGAGTTTCACAACCCCATATTTTTTGCCTATCCTCAGTAAATGCGTCGTTTGCAGGGCGGTAGAATTTACCACCTACACGTACACAATCCATTTTCCATTGATTATTTAATGGTTGATACCCAAAGGTTCCATTAGGTGTACTATGGTTGACGTCTAATACGTCATTTTTTGCTATTTGTACTTTTTGTGGATCTAATTGATCACGCAAGCTGTTTGGCAATGTATCTGGATCAGTTGTATATAAAAAAGGATCTTTTGATCTTTCCCATAATTGCTCAGGAACAATTTCCATTGTGTACATCAATGTTGCGCCGTATGGCATTTTTGGTGTTGATATATTCATTTCAATTGTTGCTGAACCGTTTGCAACTTTAGTATCTAAATTTGCACCATCGGTTGCAAATCTTTCATTGAAATTTAACATTGCTGATTTTTTGCCAACTAACATTGGTTGTGTTTGTAGTAATGATGGAATTGAAATTCCCTGCATTAATAAGTCGATAATATAGGAATGTTCTATCCAATCATACTTAGATCGTAATTTTGCATATGCTACTGTTTTACGTGCTTGATCAATGTCAGCTAATGACATTGTTGCGTTTCCGCCTGTAGTTAATTCTGCATATATATCTTCAAATAGATACATATCCCCCTGGTCAATTACATTTGATCCAACTGAACCAGGTACTTGTATATTAGAAGAATTTGGTACTGCATCATTTACAGCATAACCACCAACACTTGATGTTTCTCTGTATGCTGTTGATTTAATTGGTGCTTGAAATGTTAATCCTTGCAGAGATACTTCGCCGTCCAATAATTTAGCGTCGAAATCTGCAACGATATCATTATACCCAGTGTTTAACCAAAACGCGTCTGCAAGTGAATGATCAAATGCGTTTCTTAATGGTAACGATTTTGATCGTGCTTTGCGTCTATGGTTAACAATTGTATTATATGCTTCAACTGGTGTCATATTTAAATTTTGTGTTTCAGTATGTATTCCCAGTGTTTTATAAAATACATCTGAACTTGATGCACCGAACAAAGCTCTTTCATCAATTTCGTTAGTGGAATCAGTACCAGTATTATGAACAGATTGAGTATTAGTTAAATAAACTTTATTAGTTTCAAAAAATGGTATTACGCTTCCTGCGGCACCATTTTGTTTTGAATATGATTTGTTTACCTCATCAATGCTTCCGCCAAAACGTTCATAGCATGCTTGAGATACGACGTGTGCGTATACATTTACCGCTATGCCGTTCATTGGCATTCCATCCGCAAACATTTCAGATTGTACGTTTATACGTACACGCCCTGATTGTACTGCGTCTTCTCTGTGCAACCATTCGTATGATAGTGGAATTATCTTGCCTGCATCAAAGCTTGTAAGAACCCTTTTTTTAAGGCCTCTTACACTTCGCCTTTGTGCTATTGGCGTTGTTGTTAGTAATTCAGTCATTCTCATTTTTTGTTTCTCCTTAAAATGATTTGCTTAATAATTTTTCGTATTTTTTTGCACTTTTTACACATTATTTTTTCTTATATGTGTCGTCAT